GTTACATTTGGCTCTGATGTTTTAAAGCCTGCTGTATTACCAAACAACTCAGCAGCTCCTGCTTCGTCTAAGTCACCTGTATCTACGCCTACCTCTGACTGTATACTCACTATCTGAACTCCAGATAACTTGAGTGATGTGCCGTAGGTTGAACCATCTTTAAGTATGTATGGTTTCTGTGTAAATCCAAGTTTAACTTTACTGCCTGAATACACAGGTGTTGACTCGTCTCTGATAGGTGTACCTTCAGTATCTACAACTGGTGGCTTTTTATCTTCACTCCAAGAGAACTTGATAAGGTATTTACCTTGGCTTACTTCTTCCCATGGTGTAGGCTTCAGTACTGATCTCTTTGGGTTCTTTAATTTAGATTCTGCCCATTTGAGGCAGTCCTCTCTTTCAGTCTCTAGCTTGGAGATAATATCTTCTCCAACTATGGCTTTTAAAGAATAGCCAAA